GAAAAGAATATGTAGGTGCTGAAAACAAGTATGGAAAGATGTATATTGTAGTTGTGGTGGGTAGCCTAAGCTAACAACAATATAGAATGAAACTAGATTTTAATTGATTTACTTACAGTATGAAAGCAAAGATAGAAGCAATAATGGAAGAACTATACTGAGAGCATAAGAACAGTAGCGAGAGTTATTGTCACATACCAAACTTAGTAAGAGGGGTATTAGAGAAACATCTATCACAAGAGCAGGAAGAAGCAGGAGAGTTAAATGATATGTTAGATAAACATTATGAGCAGTGAGTAGAAATAAAACAAGAGGAGTACACCCCAGAAAATGTAGATAAGTTTATGAATGATAAATGAACACCAATACCAAGAAAGATTATAAAATTGTAGTAGTTTTAATATATTAATATAAATAACAATGGTAAATAAAATGGGTGATTGCCCTCATTTGAAATCAGAAGAACAAGACGGATTTGAATATTTACAAAATAAATTTGATGAAGGACAAGTAATTTTTACAACAAAAGATATGATAAGATTTTGTTTTAGTATTAAGTGTCCTAATTTTGATACTTGTGAGTACCACGAAGCCATTGCAGAAGCACTATTAGGCAATCTCGAAGACTTTAGAAAATGAAGTAAATAATTTTAGATATAGATTTAGTATCAAAAAAGACTTGAAATTGATTTTCTATTAAATATATAGTGAGTGTTTATATTTCTTAAAACTCATTATGCAAATAACAAAAGAATTTACAATCGACTTAGCGCATAGGCTTACTAACCACCCTAGCAAGTGTATAAATGTTCACTGACACACTTATAGAATACAAGTATCTGTTAGGGGAGATATAAAAGAAAATTGAATGGTGATGGATTTTGGAGAGTTCAAAAAAATTAAATCTCGATGTGATGAAAACTGGGACCATTCATATTTGTATAAAGTAGGAGATGAAGTTTGAGAATTTTTAAAAGAAAAATGATATAGGGTTTTTAGTTTTGGTGTAGAACCTACTGCAGAAAATATGGTAATATTTCTAAAACAAATTGTAGCAATAGAATTTGATTTATTAGAAGAAGATGTGACTATAAGGATGTATGAAACACCTACAAGCTATGCACAAGCATAGTTTTTTTATTTATTGTAAAATTATTATGTACCCAATGAGAGAAAACAATTTAACTGATATTGAAAAGATAGAAGCTATATCACTACTATTCAGCGAGATTATGACAATCTTAGGATTAGATTTGGAAGATGATAGTTTAAAAAAAACACCATACAGAGTAGCAAAGATGTATGTAAGAGAAATTTTCAAAGGATTGAATAAAGATAACTACCCTAGAATATCAGCATTTGAGAACAAATATAACTATAATCAGATGCTAATAGTAAAAAATATAAAAGTGATGAGTGCTTGCGAACATCATTTTGTACCATTCATAGGAGAGGCATTTGTTGCATATATACCTAATAACAAAGTTATATGATTGTCAAAGATAAATAGAATAGTAGATTTCTATTCTAGGAAACCACAAGTACAAGAAAGATTGACAGAAGAAATCCACGCAGATTTAGTAGAGAAGTTAGGGACAGAAGATGTAGCGATATTAATTAGAGCAAAACATTATTGCGTTGTTATGAGATGAGTAGAAGATATTAATTCAAGTACAACCACTAGCAAGATGTGATGAAAATTTATGGACAGCAGCGATGTAAGAAAAGAATTTTTAGAACTTATAAAATAGAATATGTACATAACCCAAAAACAATTTCAAAGAGATGTTTTTTTGTTAGCAGATATAATAAAATCTATGGGAGTGGAATATGATTGAATAATATGCGTCACTTGATGAGGATTACACTTAACATATTATTTAAGCAAACTTCTTGGTATAAAGAATATACAAAACATTAATGTAAGTTCTTATGAATGAAAAAAAAATAAAAGAATAAAGAATTATACAGAATGAATTATGATAAATTGTCGTTTCAATAAATATTTAGTTGTAGATGATTTAGTGGACACCTGAAAAACAATAAGGTATATACGCAAAAAGTTTTGAACAAACACAGATGTAGCAACACTATACCATAAGAATAAGTGTCCTAAACCCGCTTACTATGTGAAGGAAATTTCACCTAAGGAACGAATAACATTTTACTATGAGCATAATATAGATGAGTAAAAAAATACCTGTAAGCGAGATATTTATTGCGTTGCAATGAGAGTGACCAAATATTTGAAAACCTACAATATTTATAAGGTTCTTTGGTTGCAATAAGAATTGTACTTGGTGTGATAGTAAATATTCTACTGCTGGTAAAGATTATAAATTGATGAGTATAGAGGAAATAGTAGAGGAGATAATAGATTTGGATTCTTATAGTGTGACTTTCACTTGATGAGAGCCTACATTATTTTGTGAGGAGATGGATATGATTATGGAATCTTTATTGAGTTATGAATATTTTTTGAATTACAGTTTAGAAACTAATGGTAGCAATAGTGTAAAAAATATGGAACATAGTTTCCATAATATATCAGTAAGTCCAAAATTAATTAATAGTGGAAATTCTCCATACGAATTAAAGATATTGCCTACAGAAAATTGTGAGGCCATATATAAGTTTGTGGTCGATACGGAGAAAGATTTTAAAGAGGTACAAAAATATTGTGCTGAATATGATATACTTTGCGAAGATGTATATATAATGCCACAAGGGACAACAATGGAGAGTCAATTGAGACCAGAGTTTGTGCAATTGTGCTTAATGTTTTGATACACTTTAAATTTAAGGCAGCATATTTTACTTCATAATGATAAAAGATGAGTGTAAAAAAGAAAGTAGTATTGTTGTTGTCTTGAGGAATAGATAGTACAACTTTGCTATATGAATATTATAAAAATTATGATATTACAGGATTGTTTATTGATTATGGGCAAACAAATCATAAAGAGATAGAGAGTGTAGAATATCATTGTGAGAAATTAGGTATAGAATATTATGTACACAAAATAGATATGGGTTCATTAGGTTGCGAGAGTAGTTTGGTGTGAGGGGTTATAGATTCACCGACAGTACACAATAGGAATATGATGTTTATAGCGGCAGCATTAGCTTTTGCTAGGAACAATAACAAAGATATAGTTATGATATGAAGCCACCTAGGCTCTCCAGATACAGACAATTCAGTAGAATTTATAGGACGAATGGATTTGGTAGGTAAAATAAGTGTATGAATAGAAGTACAAGCACCATATATATACATAACAAAGAATGAGATTATACGCAAGGCACAAAAATTATTAGATTTAAATGAAACTCGAAGTTGTTATGAGTGATGAGCGGGACCTTGCGGTAAATGTAAAGCCTGCAAAGCAAGACTTTTAGCCTTAAAAGAATAGATGTTATTATATTATAGTTGAGTAAAACAATTCAAAGATAAATTGGATTTCAAGAATATAGATAATATCTTGATGGCATTCCCTGAACTGAATAAAAAGAAAGATAAAGATTTTTGGACTGATAAGAGAGTGTTTTTAGATAGTGGTGGGTTCTCCATAAGGAACAGTTGAATGGAATTAGATGTAAAAGATTATGCGGAATTTATCAAACAGTATGGAAGCAACTTCGAGGTATGTGCTAATATGGATACCTCAGATACTAAAGAAACATTAGAGAACCAAAAATATCTTGAAGAAGAAACAGGACAATTCATTCTCCCAGTATTCCACCGATGAGAATTAAAGGAATGAAACAAACAACTTATGGAAGATTATTGTGAGAAATATGATTATGTAGCGATATGAGGAATGGCGAGTGTGAAGATGAGCAAACCACAAAAGAAATACTATTTGGATTTCTGTTTCCATACAGCTATGAAACATAAAACTAAGCTACATTGATTTGGAATAACTAGTATGCACGAACTAAAGAGATACCCATTCTATAGTGTAGATAGCACGACTTGGTTGTCGGCCAGAAGATACAATTGCACATTTAAGTTTAGTAATGGTAAGCTATGGGCGTATGGGGTGCATAAGATGAAGAAACTTTGAATAGCGTTTGCTGAACTTACTAACGAACAAAAGATGCAGAGAAGTTTGAATGAATGGTATAAGTTCGAGAAATATATAGATGAACTACATAAAGTAAAAGGTTTGAATTATTGGGAGAAGTAATATTTTATTTGTGGTATTATGATGTGAGAGATAAAAAAGTTTGGTAGTTTATATAATACTGTATGATGAGGGGAATGAGATAAATGTAAATACCCTACAAGGCTTGATACTTATTGACAGGGGTGTGGGCATAATTGTTCTTATTGTTATGCTAGAGCGTTATTAGAATTTAGATGACTACGACACCCAAACAATCCAAAGTTCATTGATTTGAAGACAGCATATAAAACCATAGCGAGAATACCTAAAGACCAAACTACTAGATTATGAGGTATGACAGATTGTTTCCAGCCAGTAGAGAGAGTGCATAAAATAACCTACAATGTATTGAAAGCATTTAACCATTATAGGAAACACTATCTGATAGTCACTAAAAGCGATTTACTAGCAACGGATGAATATTTAGAGGTATTAGATAAAGAGTTGGCACATATACAGATAACAATAACTGGAACAGACGACAAACTAGTATCAACATATGAGAAAGCGACTTTAGTATCTAATAGGATAAAGGCAATAGAAAAACTATACAAATTATGATATGATGTGCAGATAAGATTGTCCCCATATATAATACCGTATGTAGATATAGATATAATAAATAACATAAAGTGTGATAAGATAATAGTGGAGTTCCTTAGAATAAATCATTGGATTAAAAAATGGTTTGATATAGATTATAGCGACTACACACTAAAGGAATGAGGCTACAATCATCTACCTTTAGAGAAAAAGAAAGAATATCTATCGAGAATAAAGATAAAGGAGATAAGTGTGTGTGAGGATGTGCAAGAGCATTACGATTACTGGAGAGAGAATGTAAACCACAACAAAGAGGATTGTTGCAACCTAAAGTTTTAAATCTTTAATTATATAATAATGGACATTAAACAAATTGCGATAGAGAAACTTATACCCTACGAAAAGAACAACAAAGAACACGACGAGATACAGATAACTAGGATAGCGAACAGTATCAAAGAGTTTGGCTTCATACAGCCATTAGTAATAGATAAAAACAATGTAGTGGTTATAGGACATTGAAGATTAGATGCAGCGAAAGAGTTAGGGTTGGAAACAGTACCTGCGATTATGGCAGAAAATCTTGACGAAGAACAAATAAAGAAGCTAAGAATACTAGATAACAAACTTAATGAGAGTGATTGGCATTTAGAAAACCTCAAGATAGAGTTAGATGATTTAGGACAATTAGATATAGGGGATTTGAATATAGATATAAAAGATATGTTCCCAGAGTTTGACGCACCTGAATTTAATCCTGATGAGTATGATGAGGAAGAAGAAAATAAAACTAAGATGGTTGCTTGTACTGTATGGGCAAAAGATTTAGATGAGGCAGGAGAAATTAAAGAGGCAATAGAGGAAATAGGGTACGAATGTGTAGTGAAAGGATAAGTTTTTATATAGATATATATTATGGCAACAAAGAGATATGATTACAATGCTTTAAAGTTAGAGTTCTTTCAATCAGATTTTGATGAGATTTCAGTATTTTTTAAGTCGGTTTATAGTAAATGGACTGGAACTATTGCGAAAGCGACTACTGGTTGGGCTAAAGATAAAAACAATTGGATGAAAAAAGTAACGGAAAGGGCTATTACTAATGCAGAAAAGAGGGCAGCGAAATCATTGGAGATACCGCTTACTACCTTGAAATTGTGAAAAAAGAATGCGGTTGGTATATTAATGCAAAGTTTAAATGGCCTTGTAGACAAGAAAGGTAATGTGACGGAAGATGTGAATATACAAGATGTGTGCAGGGTATTAGATAAAATCAAAACTGAATTGAAAGAACCTACAAACATTACTAGGCAATTCAATACAGAAATTCGTGACGATAGTTTGACAGAAGAAGAACAAGAACTAATAGAAAAAATTGAGGAAGATGAGAAGAAAAAGAAAAAGAAAAAGAAGTAGTGATATGGGAGAGTGGCGGAATAGGTAAACGCTAGCTGAAGTAAAACGGCGACGATACATTGAATACGAGAGTATCAGTGAGGGTGACTTGAAACACCCTATTCTAATCACAATTGTAGGGTGCGAATCCCTACCTCTCCCCTAATAAATATTTTATTAATCGTATGTAATGGCTAATGATTTATGAACACAGGCAATGAAATGAAGTCCAGCTCTAAGGAAAACATACCTTAGCAATCGTTTTTATAAATATAGTTTATTTTATTTCCCTGAATATTTTATTTTTGATACTCCACAATTTATAGAGGATTATTGTGAGGCGTTGGAACAATGAAAGAATGTTTACTTTGAGGGATTTAGATGATGTGCTAAAACAACTATCGCACAAGTATATGTGAATAAATGTATAACTTATAGGACAAGGAGAAACATAATGCGGTACTCACAAACAATAGATAATGCAGAGGAGAATTTGAGTTATATAGCGAATAGTTTAATATGATGAGATGATACAGAAGTTAGCAGGTTAGTAAAGGATTTTGGGCAGTTATATTATGATGAGTTCTCTTGAAAGTATTGAGAAAAGAAAATGAAAAGAACTAATAAGTTTGTGACGGAGAACGATATAAATGTTAGAGCAATGTCACTAGGTACAAGTCCTAGGGGAAAGAATTATACAGCTAAGGACGGTAAACATAGACCCGATTTACTGGTGTTCGATGATGTAGATACTTTAGATAGTGTGTCGAGTAAAAAGAAAATAGATAAAAATTTTAACTTTATGCTTCAAGAGGTATTGTGAGGAACTACTGGTGCGTGTCAGATGATATTTCTAGGGAACACTATATATGAAGACGGTATAGTGCCTAGATTTAAAGAACATATAAAGAACGATTCCAGTCGAGTAATAATAAAACAGTCGATATATAAAAAAAAGAAAATAGTTTGGGACAGGTTTGTTGAAACAGATAAACAGATGAACAAATTAAACAAAGGCATTAGAGAAAGTAATAGGAAATATACTTCATTAGAAACAGAGAGAAGAAGATTAGGGCAAATATCATTCGACCAGAACTACAATCTTGTACCTTATATTCAATGACAACAGATAATATCTAGAGATATGATTAAGTATTTGAAATGTAGTGACTTCGGGTTTGATTATATACAAATAGGAGTTGACCCTGCGATAAGCGAAAAGACTGGTAGTGACAGGTTTGCGATATGCGTGACTTGATTTGATTGAGATAAAAGATATATATTAGAGAGTGTGAAGTTGATAGGTAAAGAAAAAAATATCAAGAGAGCGAGTAGGGTTGTATTAGGTCTCTATAAAAAATGGTGAGCGAATAGAGTAGTGGTCGAAACAACCGCATACCAAGCGGTATTAAAAACTATCTTTCAAGATATGGGTATGGCGGTTAAAGCTATATCGCCACATAGAGATAAAGTGACTAGAGTTATGGAGTATCAATGAATGTTTGAAGACGGAAAAGTTATATTCAATACAACAGGTACACAAGATTTAGTTGATGAATTATTAGTGTTCCCTTGATGAGATTTTGATGACCAAGTGGATGGTATGGTTTATAGCCTCTATGGAGAGAGAAATAAGTTCTTTATATCAGCTTTATAGTATGAAAAATCAAAAGATAAAAAAATTAGAGCGTGAAATCATTGTTCTAAAAACAGAGAGAGCAGGTAATTGGACAGTTCGTAGGAGCGAGGTTTTAGATATTATGAGTTGTGAATGACTTATAATGCAGTTCTTAAATAAAGGAGCAAGTAGAATGGATGAGATACCTGCGATAACCCACCACAATCTATTTGACTTTTGGAAATGGGTACAACAGAAGAAAGACACAATATGACCTATAAAATAGTTTTTATTTATTTATTATATATTATTATGAAAGAAGAAAAAACATTTAAGAAGATTAGCGAAACCTCTTTCCAACTTGATGAAGTTAAGGAGTTTTCAAACACAGTAGATTGTGTCACTGTTTTCCAACAGTTAACTGCAGGAGTTAACCAAATCAAACAAGTGATAGGGCAAGCGAAAACAGGTAAAGACCAAGTGAAGCAAATCATTACTTGATACAACGCTTGGGTAGATGTTCTAGTAGAGGCGAATGACAAATTGCATTTAGCGATTATTATTCCCGCAAAGATTGATTTAGGAGATGATTATGATGTTGCTAGTATCGACATTGCTAAACTTCCTAAGATTGATATTAAGAAACCAGAAGCTCCAGTAGTACCTCTTGCAGACGATATAGCGGTAGAATTTGATTTATTAGAAGAAGAAACGAAATAATAAATTGTATTGTTTTGATTGAAAGATAGAGGTAAAATCCTATCTTTTTTTAAAATAGGTATTGTTTTTTTTTAATTATAGGTATACTGTAATTGAATAAGTTATTTATATCTACCAAAAAATATGGATTTGAATATACTAGGATTTGATTTCTCTATCTCTAAAAAGACACCTGCGAAGATAGAAAAGAAAGAATTTGTTGGTGCATACAACTATGGAAGTATAGCGGACCTCATTGAAGATTGAGTGGTTATTTCTGTACAAACTTTTTATGATTTATATAAAAAGAACCCTGATATAAGGCAATGTATTAGGAAAATATCTAGTAATGTAGGTAGGGATTGAATAAAATTAACTGATAACAATTGAGATGCTATTGATAACAATGTATTAGTTGATGAGGTATTTGATTATCTAAAAGCTCCTACATTCCAGAAATTTAAGATAGATTTATACAGGAACTACCTACTAAGTGGAGAAATTTATATCACTCCTATGAGGAACTTGAAGCAAGAGATAGTTGCATTTGAGATATTAGATACTAGGAGTATGTCTAAAACTGTGAATAAGAATGGGAATATTACTGGGTATAAACAATATACTAAAGGTGGAGCGTACAAACTTTTCAGAGTAGAGGATGTAGCTTACTTTCAATTTGAGTCAGATATTAATAACGCAAACATAGGAATGGGATTACTACATTGAATAGTGCGAGATGCTTTAAGTGATTTAGAAGCGAGTAAAACTAATTATATGTTCTTCGAGAACAATGCTGTTCCTAATTCGGTTCTGATGTTAGAGGATAGTTTGTCAGCTGATGAAATGAAATTAGCAAAAGAACAATTCACGCAGCAGTACAAATGAAGTGCTAACGCTCATAAAATGTTGATAGGTTGAGGGATTAAAGATATTAAAACCTTATCTATGAACCATAAAGATATGGATTTCATTAACCAAAAGAAACTTACTGTTGAAAAGGTGAGTGCGACATTTGGTGTGCCTAAAAACATATTATGATATGTAGATAATGTGAACCTTGCGAATGGTAAGGAGTTAAGAAAAGAATATATTGAATGAACTATAAGACCATTTGAACAGGACTTCGAACATATACTTAATGTATTATCTAGCAAATTCTTGCCAAAGATATTCGAAAAGTATTGGATTGAAGTGGTATGAGAAACCCTAGATGACAGGATAGAGATAGAAGAGAACCAAAGAAAAGATATAGACAAAGGTATTATGACTATCAATGAAGCGAGATTAGAAAGATGACAGTCAGAGTTGCTTGATGAGAACGCAGGTAAGTCAATGGTTAATAGAAGTATGGTACTATTAGAAGATTTAGCATTAGATGCAGTCTTATCTCCTAACGAAAAATCATATGGCGGTGAAAGCTAATCATAGAAACATAGATAGGAATGAGGTTATAGTATATACAACCGCAAAGAAATCTTTTAATAAACAACTGCAATTCTTATTAGATAATCTTGAAGAGTTATATACTAAATACCCCAGTAGAATAGAACACGAGTACGATTATCTAAACCAACCCACAACGGACATATATCATTGAGAAAAGAATTGGATTTGAGATGTTAGTAGTGAGCCTATGGATTGATTTTGGAGAGAAATGGGAATATATAAAATGATAAATGAAACCAAACAGCAGGTAAAGAAGACAGTTGAGAAGTGATATAAGAAAAGGTTTAGGGTATTGAAGAATGATTTGGAAGCTAATGGGTTCTATTACAACACAGAAATACCAGTAAAATACACAGAGAAGTTTTGAGAATTGAACCTAAGCAATTTCAAATGAAGCATAAGTAGGACAACCAAACGGAATGTGACTAAGATATTGAAAAAATGATTGATAGAAAATGTATGAGTTTGACAGATGAGTAAACAAATAAGAGCATTAAGTGGCTCATTGTTCTCTAAATCAAGGGCAGAGATGATAGCGGTGACAGAGATAGGGAAAGCATATGAGTATTGAAATCTTTTCCCTGTGAAGCAACTCAACCAAATATGAATTGCTATGCTAAAGTTATGGTCGACTGTATGAGATGCAAAGGTAAGGGAATCGCATCGTGCTAATGAAAGTGAGTGACGAAAGCCTGTTGACTATGTGTATTGAGCGACAGGAACAGACACAGCACCAACTGGTGTAAATTGTAGATGCACAATGTTATATAAAAGACAATAAACTTATTTTAAATATTAACTATTCTATTAATGAAATCTAAGCTAATCAAACAAAAGAATCACTTTCAAATTATTTGTGAAAAGAAAGCCATTAAAGAAACCATTAACGAGGCGGGAGATGTGACTGGTATAGAAATTGAATGATTTGCTTCTACTAAAGACAAGGACAGAGTAAATGATATAGTAGAACCAAAAGCATTTGCGGAAGCATTAGAGCTTTATATGACAAACCCTATTATGTTATTGCAACATAAAGCTGATAAACCTATCGGGACTGTTGTTGAAGCTACCATAAAATCTAATGGGCTTTATGTGAAAGCAAACATTACTGAAGACATTGACTGAATATTCTCTAAACTAAAAAATGGAGTAGTTAGAGCCTTTAGTATTGGGTACAGAGTTAGAGATTGGGAAGAATTGGAAGTAAAAGACGAGAACGATAATGTGACTGGCTACGAAGTAATCATAAAGAGTTTGGAATTGTATGAGATTAGTTTAGTTTCTATCCCTGCAAATCCTTATGCACTTTTGAAATCAGTTGATAGTTTGTTTGAACTACAAACCAAAGATGAAGCGGATGCAACAACAGAAGATAAAGAAGAAATTGTTGCAGATGAACCAAGTGACACAGTAGAAGAAAAACCTGCTGTAGAGACAGATGATGAACAATGAGAAGCGGAAACTATTGAGGCAAAAGAGGAAGTTGAGGAAACTGAAACTGTTGAAACAGAGGAAACAGAAACCGAAACAGAGGAAGTTGAAGAAGAAAAAGAAGAAAAAGAAGAAAAAATTGAGGAAGATGATAGTGAGGAAGCCAAAGAACTTGAAACAGAAGAGAAAAGAAATGGTGATGGGCAATGACCTGCGGGTAATTGACCTTGAACTTGAAGAGGTACTTGAACTTGTTTGAAAGGTGAGGAATGAACTGTAAAAGATATTGTTAAAGATGTTGTTGAAGATGCACAAGAGGAAGAAGAGGAAGAAACTCTTGGAGATAAGCTTGAATGAGCGAATGAAGAAATAAACCCTACGGAAGAAGAAGAAAAAGAAATTGAAGAAGAAGAAAAAGAAGAAAAAGAAGAAAAAGATAATGAAGTTATAGAACAAGAAGCTGTTGAAGCTGAAAAAAAAGAAGAAACAAAGGAAGATGTAGTGCCTGTTGAGGAGACAGAAGAAAAGGAAGAAGAAGAAAAAGAAGATGAAGTTATTGAAACTGCTGAAAATGCAGATGAAAATAAAGAGCCAGAAGTAGTTGAGGAATGACAAGAATCTGAAAACGCAGACGAAACTGTTGCGGATGAGGTTGAAACAGACCCTGTTGAAGAAGTCAAGGACTTAGAGAAAATGGCTATCAAGAACATTGAGGGCTTAGTTAAAACTGGGAACGAAGATGTTATGAAAGAAGTCAAAAATCTTTTTGAAAAGAAAGATGAGGTTATTGAGGGGCTATCTAAGAAATTAGAAAACTCCATAGAGATAATCAAAGGGTTAGTGGATTATCTTGAAACAATAGATAAGCAGCTAGCGAATACGATTGTAAAATCGTGAGTACCATTTGAGAAAATTCCTGCAAAACGCAAGAGTGCATATGGTAAAGTAGTAGACAAATGTAAGACAATCCTTTAATTTTTAAATTTTATTCCACAATGAACAAAAAACTTTTAGATGTAATCATTAAATCGAAAAAGATAGCTGATGACAATTTTGATTCAGAAGCGTTTTTGGTGAAATTAGCAGAACAAGAAGAAGCGAAAGCAGAAATGGATGTAGACACAAAAGCAAATGAAGTTATGAACACTGCTATTGCTGGATTTGGTTCGGAATTAATCCCTACTAATGTGTACACAGACCCTCTATTGGATTTGATTCCTGAATATTCAAAACTACTTCCATCATTGCCTGGAAATCATGGTAATAATATGGCTATATCTATGAAAGTACCTATCATCGGCGAAGCTAATATGTTTTATGGGAACACACAACGGACTTCTGGAACACCTGTAGGACCTGATGCTGCGGCTAATGGACCGGCTACTGATGATTTGACTATCACACAAGGACAGTTTATTATCACTGTCGCTCTATCAAGGAGAGAGTTAGCTTATAGTCCTGAAAATCTTGAAGCTATCGTAAGAGAAAGAATCAATAGAAGTGCAGCTAGAACATTAGATGCTCTTATTATGAATGCAGATGATGCAGCATCTAATAATGTAAATGATGATGGTTGAACACCTGCGACAACTCTATACTACAAACAACAAGCATCAGGTATTAGAGAATTAGTTATCACTGCTACTGATGTTATTGATGTTGGGACTTTGACAGAAGGCGACTTCTTATCAGTTCTTGGATTGTTAGATAGCGGTTATCAAGCAGACCTAAATAACTTACTATGGATTATGCCTTCAAATGTGTACAACAAATCTCTATTGCTTGATGCAGTATTGACTGTTGATAAATTTGGACCTAACGCTTCTTTCAAAAGTGGTGTGTTAGCTAAAGCATTTGGAATTGATATTACTGTTCAAAGAGACCGACCATCTTTGGCGTTGGCTACTGGTAAAGTACATACATCAACTGGGAATAGCTATGGGTCATTCGGACTTATCTATAAACCAGCAGTACAATACGGTTTCGGTATTCCATTAGAAATAGAAGTAGATAGAGTCCCTGGTAAAGGTGTGCAACTTGTTGCTACATTTGAATTTGGGTTCACTATGGCAAGCGAACTAGCAAGTCTGTGAGTAACAGCTGCTATGGGCGTAAATGTAACTCTATAGTATACATAAAACATAAAATAAGTCAAATATGGGTTGTCTAATTAACGTAAAGGTTGGGGAATGTAAGAGATTCCCCCGCCTATCCCAATTCCTTTTATACTCTTACTATAAAATTATGGAAACACGAAAAGATGTTGTTTGATATGAATGATTGTATGAAGTGTCAGACAAAGGGAACATAAAAAGCTTGAATTACAATCACACTAAAAAACAAAAATTATTAAAACAAAGAAAGAAAAAGGACTGATATTTATGAGTGGTATTATTTAAAGATTATGAATATAAAAATTTATTAGTTCATAGATTGATTGGATTAGCGTTTATAACTAATCTAGAGAATAAGCCACAAATAAATCATATCAATTCTATAAGGGATGATAATAGAGTAGAAAATCTTGAGTGGTGTACAGCGTTAGAAAATCAACAACACTCTTGGAATACTACTGAAAGGAATGTGAGTAGACCTCGATTATGAAAGTTTGGGAAACTACATCACCATTCTAAGAAGATAAATCAATATACAATGAAATGGGTATTTATTAAGACACGAGATAGTCAGGCAGAAATACAAAGAGAATTATGAATCGGTCAGTGAAATATATCAAGTTGTTGTGCATGAAAATTAAAAACTACTTGATGATATATATGGACACTTTTTAAATCTTAAAAGAGCTATAATGATAAACGATAAATTAATAAGTGTAGTAAAAAATCTTACTAAAAAAACAATGAGAGTACCGGCAATCAATTGAAAACAAAGTGTTGCTAAATGAAAAACTTTTGAATGTCATAAAAGAGATGCAGATGCTTTGATGAGGATGTATTCTTGATATTTCGCAGTTGTTGAAACAAAAACAGTAAATGTAAAAGATAATAAAGAAGTAAAAAAAGAAAATAAAACAGATGAAAGTAAAGCGGTAGCACCAGTAGTTCCACCAGTTGAAGAAAAAACTGCAGATGTAATTGAATTAGAGAAAGCTAGAGAAGCATATGCAAAGAAAATGGACAATGAAGTACCAGTTAATAAGAAGAATGATTTGGGACGAATAAAAGGTAAATTAAAAGATTTATAATATAAAGACCGTTGATGAACTATGCAACACTAGCACAAATAAAATCATATTTAGGAATTAGTTGAACTTCTAGCGATACAATCTTACAAACATTAATGGACAGTTCTTATGTCACCCTTAATAATTTGTTAGGAGTTGATACTATGAATGAAGCAACTAATACCGATACAGTAGATGTGAATACTATATACCAGAATGTTTGATACTATGGGTATAATATTTTGTTGAAAAATAAACCTGTATCAGCTATCACCACTATTAATGGGACAGCTTATGCTTGAGTGAAAGGTACTGGTTATCTTATAGTTTGTGAAAGGAAAATTATTATAAAAGATTTATCTACTTATATCGCAACTTTAAATTGGGATTTCTTTGATATTATATATACAGCAGGGTACGACAGGGACGAGGTAAAAACATTAGATGTTTCCGCTGCCATTGATGCCACAGGTGGTATAGTAACCATTCCATTGACTGCGAATTGATATAGTGAGGACGAAGTAATAACTATCGCAGGGAGTACAAATTATGACGGTACTTACACGATACTTTCAGCTACGACTGATACTTTCAATATAACTGCGACATACAATGCAGAAACATTTGCTTGAACAGAAACTTGTACTAACACTATTCCTTGAAGTGGTGATGAACTACCAAACGATATAGCGTTGCTACAAATGATGTTAGTGGGTGGATTATATAGTGCTAGAGGACACGAGTGAATAAAATCCTATAAGTTAGGAGATGAAAGTATAACATTCTCAGATATGAATTGAACCAGTCCAGATGATTTGTTTTTCTCATTCAAAGTTATACTAGATAAATATAAAACTTTTACACTACCTTAAAAGATGAGCTTATTGCACAATAAAACAGCAACAGTATACACATATGCTAGGAATGCTAATATGGTTTCAACTTATACAGCAGGCTCTAATTTTTCCTGCAATATACAACCGGTATCGGTTAATGATTGATACTCTGGTGAAATGGTCTACAAGATGAAAAAGATGTTTACTGAATATGATTGACTAAAGGTTGGAGATAAATTAGTAATAGAGACAGTAAGTTATGTTATTAAGGAGTTCCAAAGTCGAGATGGGACACATTGAAAATACTATAAAGCTTTTATTCAAAAATCTGAATGAACCTAGATGAAAAGATTTAATGTAGATTTGAAAGGAGATGTAAAGAAATTTGAAAACTTGGCTATTAATGCTAAAGATTCAATAGAATTAGCGATGTTAGATATAGGGTTAATGGTACAGAACCAAGCGAAATTAAATGCACCATTCGCTAAAGGAACATTAAGGAGAAGTATATCTACTGATTTCAGTAAGATTAAAAAAGGGATAGTAATAGTTTGAAGTCCTGTAGCATATGCAAGGCGTAGGGAGTATGAAAACTACAAGAACCCTGATAAGAAGCACTATTTAGAGAGGGCTTATAAAGAAAACAAAGCGAAGATAGAAAATATAATTGAAAAGGCTTTAAATATTAAATTGAAATAATGGCTGATACATATAGTTTTAAGGAGATATGAGATGCAATAAATACTGAAATGCTGAAAGTAAAAAATACAGATGCAAGAGTATGAGCGGTTTATAATTACGATATTAAAGTTGAAAGTTGAATATCTTTGCCAGCGATTATCATTACTCCAACTAATGGGAGCGAAAATTATTTAGATACTTGTTCGAACCAAACTACAATAAACTTTACTGTTAGATTGGTTGACAGAATACAGGATTGAATAGAGGATGTGGAAAGTAATATGAGAGTAGTAGCAGATATGATATTAAGTAGGTTAAAAGATATTGGTACTATTACTTGGAGTAATGATAATGGGGCTACAATAAAACTAGAATATAGTTATGTACGAGGATTTGCAGATACACAAGAGCCATTAAGAGTATTTGAGGTAGAGTGCAGATTTGTAGCAATAGAAGATACGACATAATATAATTTTATTTTTAAAATACTATCATTATGGCAACGAAAAAAAGGAAAGTTAAAATTTGTGAGGAAACTCCCGAAGAAGCAGTAATAAATAATGCTAAAGAATTAAAAGTGGAGAAGAAAGTTATTGAAAAAAAAAGTGAAGTATGATTACAGTGATACTCATTCCCTAAACAATGAGTAAGGGTAATGGCCAAAGATTTAGCAGATGCAGAAAGGAAAATGAAAATCATTGTTTGATACAAACAAAAAGAAATCTAAAAAAACTTATTTTATTATTTAAAAACTTTATAGAATGTGAAATGAACACATAGGTAGGATTAGTGCCATTGGGTTAGGTAAAGAAGTGACAGCGGGTACATCGGAAGCACCATCTGTTTGGATTCCAAAGATGGGCGGAGTAATAGTTCCCGAATTTGAGTCAGCAATTGACGATAGTGGGTATGGGACTATTGATGAAGTGTACGATACACAAACAACTAAAAACTTCTCTAAATTAACTTTAACGGGTATAATGAGAGATGATTTTATAGGACATTTATTGTTAGGTGCATTAGGTACTTACAATCAAGTGGCGTGTGTAGAGTTATCATCTATAACAAGTGGAACTCCTGCAAGATTAGATGTAGTTATGGTATATGAAACACAATTATTAGATAATGCAGCAGCAGTTGACAAATGAGGAGCTCCTAATATGGTGGAAATTCCTGCAACAGGACACCCATTCACTGATGGAGATAGTATAGTTATTGTAGGCTCTACAAATTATAATGGGACATTCGTGGTAGCAAATGCAGCAACAAACACATTTGAAATTGAAACTGCTTACAATGCAGAAACATTTGCAGGTACAGAGATAGCGACTTGACCTGATACGACTTGGACAGGAATATTGAAAAAGATATTTAAGACAGGTACGGTTGATACTGATTACTATTTTGTTTCTACAACAACAGGAACATTAGTGGATGCAGACACTATGACAGATGATACTTGGACAGCGTTGGTAGATTTGGCAACAAACTCAGCGGTTAAATGACACTTTTTTGAGAGAGCAAATACTAATACACACCAAACTTACACAATGTATGATGATGACCCTGTGGCTTCTGTAAAATCTACATATTCAATGATTAATAGTTTTGAGATGAGTGCAGAGGTAGGAGATTTTGTTAAGTTTTCAGCAGAGTTCCGAGGTAAGAAAATGGAAGCAGGTGGTAGTTTAACTCCTGCATATACTTCTGACAATCCATTTCTAGCAAGTATGGCGAATGTATATTTTGCTACTAATGAATGAGCATTGAATGCAGCAACAGCAAGTTGTATGCAGAATTTCAGAGTGGCGGTAAATAAAAACTTAGCAGATATTCAATGTTTTGGTACTGACGACATAAATAGTTTACATAATCAGCAGTTTAATACTGAATGAGATTTGGAAGCTCTTTATAATTCAGCAACACTTAGGGACTTGGTTATAGATAGTACAAAACAGGCGGTAAGATTTGAGATACTTAATGATAGCACTACCGCTATTGTAGCGGCACAACTTTACCCCTCTATTATTGTGGATTTAGCAAAGGCAGGGTTCAAAGAACGAACTAAAACAGATGCTAATAATGATATAGTGAAACAAACTATGGGGTATAGTGGTGAGTACGATGCAGATAATCTATTTCAAATAGAAATTCTTTTACTGAATGTAAATTCAACAGGGTACTAGAAGTTTATAAACCTTTTATTATATAAATATTTATTAAAATGTTAATTAAAAACAATTCAACAAGTTCAAAAACAGGGGTAGAAGTAAGCCAAACAGGTGCAGCGATTACTGTTCTTCCAGGACAAATTGTTTCTGTAGATGACGACAAAGGTAGGGCTTTGATGAACCAGAGTGGAGATTTCATACAACAATTTTACGCAGATGATTTGAGAGTGACTAGAAGAACTCTTACAACTGCAGAAATTCTTGCTTCAAATACAACTCCTATTCAATTGGTGGCAGCACCGTGAGCAGGGTATGCGATTGTAGTTCAAGAAGTTATTTCATCTTTGGATTATAATTCAGCAGCATATGCAACTAATACTGATATGGAAATTAGATATGATGGTTCAGCGGTTGCAGACGGAACAGGTGCAGAAGCTTTGATGGATTCATTAGATGCAATCTTATTACTAACAGCAGATGCTGTTTACAGAACTCCAGGTCTTGGAGCAGGTCTTGACACCGCATTGACAATCAACAAAGGAATAACAGCAATCACAAAGACTGGAGACCCTGCTACTGGAAACAGCCCATTGGCATTGACTGTTATATACAGAGTAATTGCAGTATAAAAATATTGATGGGTTGCTTAGGTTTTCCGCTCTTGTTCTCCTTTGTGACCCTGATTAATAAACAGGAGTATTCACTTTTAACTTTTAAACAAGAGAAAAAATGCAAATTAACTGAAAAGAAATCACAATCAAAAAAGTCTATACGAGAGGTATAGATAAACAATACAATGAGATACTATTTAAAAATTCGTGAACAGATGGGGAAGATTTTAAAATAAATCCCACCAACTTCCAACTAGCGAATGATTTTTTGGTTAAAGAAATGGCAGGATTTTCAGAGAAAGAAATAGATGATATGCCTATACAGGACTACGATAAAATTTTGGAAGCTATCTTGGCAATCAAAAACCCCAAATAGGCAATGATATAATTAATTGATTTATAAAAACTTTGAGGACTTGAAGTTGAGTCAGTAAATATCATAGGGATTATATTTTGATAAAAGAGTTATATCATTGCAGTCCTAGCGAATTGGAACTCCAAGACGAACATATATTATCTTTGCATTACAATATGATTATGCAAGAAAGAAAAGAGAATTTGATAGAAATGGAAAGAGAAAAACAGAGAGCAGCTTCATCTCATAAAAAGAAATAATTTGGCCTCAACTGATTACAACATAGAGCTGATACTAACAGCACAAGACAACATAAGTAAAGCATTAAAAAAAGTTAATGCAGAATTAAATAAAATGAAAAAAAAATCCAATTCAGCAGGAGCTAGTGTAAAAAAAGCAAATAATAGTATGTGAAAATCTTTTGATAAACTTAAAGGACAATTGATTGCAGTTTTCGCAGTGAAAGCAGTAGTCAATTTTTGAAAAGAGATGTTATCAGTAGGTACTAATTTAGATTTGATGTGAAAAAAGGCTGATGTAGTATTATGAAAGTTTAGAGGAGATGTGGAAGCTACTGCACAAGATGTAGCGAGAAGTATGGGTATGACTAATATGCAATTTGTGACTGCGACGACTAATATGGCAGATTTATTAGTACCTATGAAATTTACTAGAGAGGAAGCTGTAAAGATGGCTACTGAAACTACTAAACTTGCAGGTGCATTATCTGAATGGAGTGCAGGAAAATATACAGCAGCAGAAGCTAGTGAAATTATGGCTAAAGCAATGTTAGGTGAAACAGAACAATTGAAACAGATGGGTATTAAAATAGACCAAAGTTCTCCATTATTCAATGCTAGAATAAAACAAATAATGGAAACCACAGGAGTGACTTTGGAGCAAGCTAGGGCTATGGATATACAACAACAAATTTTTGATAAATCTACGGATGCACAGGCAGCGTATGCAGATTGAGCGTGAAGTGCAGCGAGGAGACAAGCTGAATTAAGTGCTAGTATGCAGGAACTTAAAGAAAGATTAGCGGTTGCATTATTACCTGCTTTTGAAAGATTAGTAGAAATATGATTAAAAGTTGCTTCTGTTATCGAGAAACTTACTTGATGAGGAAACGCTTTACACCAAGAAGTTAAAAAAATTGATAAAGAATATGTGGAACTTAATTGAGAATTAAGTGTTCATAAAAGTGCGTTGGAGAAAAGTGAACTTGCTACCAAGAATTTAAAAAATCAAAAAGAGCGAGGAATAATAACTGAAATTGCTTATAATAAAGCTACTGGTGAAGCGACAAATACTATAGTCACAGAAACCAGAGCTATAATTCAAAATACTAAAGTTGTTATTAGAAATAGAATAGAGAAACTAAAATCTTTACAAGCTGAATATGAAGAATTACAAAAGGTTGATGAAAAAACATTAGAATTATGAGGAGATGTACAATGACAATGACAAATAATGAATGTAGCGTATGCACAAATAAAACAAAAATTATGAGAAGTCACAGCAGAGATGTGAGGTTATTGAATGCAGGTAGCAGAAGCAGAACTAACATTAAAAAATTTATGAGTTGCTTGAGTTGAAGCATATGATTGAATAAGCGAGGCGGCAGAAGATGTGGTGACTGCTACTGGTAATATTGAAAAAGCAACAGAAACAACTTTCAAAGATTTTGGTACAGATGTAGAAAATGTTGTAAAAAATATGTTAGAATTACAACAAGAGGTGGTTGATTTACAAACAGCACTAAATAATTTATGAGTATCAGAAACAGAAGATGTGGCAAAAAGATATATAGAAGCACAAGCAGAGATGGCGAAAATAAAAGAACAGTTATGAGATACTGGTACTTCAGACGATGATAAGATAAAGCTATTACAAGAACAAAAACATCTACAAGAAGAAATAGCGATTGCTTTCAGATGATTAAGTGAAGAACAATCAGCGTTATTAGAAGAACAGATAGCAGAGCAAGAAAGATATAACGCTCTTACAGGAATAGAAAAAATTAGAGAAGATTATGCAGAAAAAAGACTTGCAATAGAAGATGAACTTAATGCAAAAATTGAAGCACTTAATACCGAGGCGGATAAATTACAAGAACTTATGTCCTCTAAACAGGCTTTAGAAAAGGCTTGGATGCTGCAATTAGCAAATGACCAAAAAGTGCAAGTTGATTGGTATAATGCACAAATAGCGTTAGCACGCACATTAGCAAAGGCAAGAGCTTCACTATCAAAATGAGGCGGTAGTAGTTGATGAGGAGTGAGTTGAGCGAGGGCAGATGGTTGACCTGTATCGAGAGGTAGTACATATCTTGTTGGAGAGAGGTGACCTGAATTATTTGTGCCTAATAGTTCTTGAACTATTGTGCCTAATAATGAAACGACTAACAATAATTGAGTAAGTATAAGTGTTGCCAGTTTGGTAGTAAGAGAGGAAGCAGATATATGATTGATTGCTGCGGAGTTAGCTAGACAGATAGAATTAGATAGACTTTATAATATAAAATAAAACTATATGTTTTGATGAGGATTGTTTTGATGAATACTATTTTGAGGTTGAGCTGTGCCATACGATGCAGGAACTCCAAGTATTTTTGTGTTCAATTGATATTCATTACATAATTCTGATTGAAGCGTAAGGGTTAAAAATAGTAATCACGACGACTTATGAAGCATAGATTTAGATACTTACAATACTCCTAGATTGGATTGAGGTGGGGTATTATGACATTATTATAGGAAGAAACAAATTGTTTTAGATATATCATTAAGTGCAACAACACCTGCACTCTTGAATACTTTGATAGATACTTTCAAAAAGAATACCAGAGAAACAGAATGACGATTCGAAGTATATTTGGATTGAGAAACACGCAGGGTGACCGCCAGTATAACGAACCTCAAATTTAATCGTAAATACCATATGATTAATTTTGTGCAAGATGTACAAATAACTTTCTCTACAATGGACCCGCATTGGTCGGAAAAAACAGCTACAAGTAAATCATATCTAGCAATAGCGGCAGATTTAAATGAGGAAATAAGTAATGACGGTAATGTAGGAGTATACCCTAAATTCTATTTTATCTTTGGGACTGTTGGTGCATTAGGAACATTGGCTATAACTATGTGAGGGTACACAATAACTATAACTCAAACAATAGCCACTTGATGAATACTTATAATTGATTGAGAAAATAAAGAGGTGACTTATAATGCAACTGCGATAGATTATACAGGAACATTCCCACTACTGGAAGTATGAGCGAACCCTATAACTTTTGATTTTGGGGCAGGTTCATATGTTTGTGATATAGCGGTAATTTATTATGAAAAATTTAGATAATGCTTAAAAGATTTGAGATTAAAACTTATACATTTGGTTGAGTCCTTAAACATACTATTGCTCCTAATATAGTGATGTCAGAAATTTCTTTTAGTCAAACAATGAATTGAGGACAATGACAATTAGTTATAAAATTAGATGCAGCATTCAACACTACGGATTATTTAGTTGGAGATTTAATAAGGATTTGGGAATATGATGAAAACGAAAAGAGTGGAAGAAAAATATATTATGGATTTGTTAGTAAGATTTGAAGAGTTCAAGACACCAGTTCTGAATATATAGAACTTGTTTGTTTGTGAATAGGTTGACTACTTAATGATGTCCTTTTTTATTATACTGGAGTTTATAATCCTACAATTAATGATGACCCTGCCAATATAATAAAAGCGGCTATTGATTTCTTTAATACTATGTACTCTTGAACACTTATCTCTTATGCTTGATGACACATAGATACTTACTGAACTAGCGTAAATCTTTCTTATAGTTATCAATCTTGTTTTTCTGTTATAAAAAAGGCGGTAGACACCACAGACTACTGGCGGTATATTGATGCTGATGGAGAGTTTTGGTTTAAAGCTAAGCCTGCAACCGCAACACATTCTTTAACAATGCAAAAGAATGTAGAGAAAATTATTCTGAAAGAAGATTTAGAAACTATGGTAAACAAATATTATCTAAGTTGGAGTTGAGGTGCTACTGGGCAATATGCTGATATGACTAGTGTTTGATTGTATTGACGAAGAGAGAAAACAGGTTCTGCCACAGAAGCAGCGGACAGTGCAGCAAGAGACGCACTTTGAAATAGTTATCTAGCAGAGAATAAAGATGCTAAGAGTGATATAAGTATAGTGGTTAATAGTAAATATGATATAGAAACAATTAAACCAGGCGATACAATCAAGGTTATGAATATAGATTATACGATAGATAATATACAAGTATTGAAAACTAATTATAAAATAGACAATATGATATTGAGTTTAGATAAATTAGTCACATTTGGGGACGAAGTTATAGGATAGATATTGCATTATTTCAAAAATGGTTATACTAATTTTAGATTTATAATTTATATTTATTATGGCATTAAAAGACTATCAAGCATACAACAACGCAAGAAGTGCGGTAGTAGGTACATTAGGTGCTTCGTGACTTTCTCTAATATGCACAACTGGAGAGGGTGCATTATTCCCTTCTGTCTACCCTTATCTCTTATTTCTAGAGCGTTATGTGAATTGAGAGGTGACAAAAAGAGAAGTTGTAAATGTGACTAATAGAGCCGCAGATGTTTTTACTATTACTAGAAGTGCAGGTTATTGTGTGGGTGATGACACCGCCAGTCCTAAGACAAGAGTAAATACAGCATTTTCTTTTGTGGATTGAGATTACATAAGTTTGTATGTAGGAGCAGGAATACTAGATGATTTGAATGATGAGTTAGTTAGATTAGAGGCAAACAAAGCAAATATAGAAGATATACAGAATGGTACTTATGTTTATCAATCAAGTTCTACTGGTACAGATGCTTATGCAATAACAACAACACCTGCTATAAGTGCCTATGCAGTATGACAATGTTTTAAATTTATGGCTGATGTAGCGAACACTGGGGCTGCAACATTGAATATATGTAGTAAAGGTGCTATCACTATAAAAAAAGGACACGATATAGATTTGGCTGATTGAGATATAGAAGCAAACCAAATAGTGACTGTAAGTTATGATTGAACAAATTTCCAGATGGATAGCCAAGTGGCTACCATAGCAAATATTGATGTCCATTGACAGACAGAGAAAGAATATATGTTAGATGATGACGAAATAATTATTGCAGATAGTGAGAATAGTTTTGCAAATAGGAGAGTGACTTATAAAAATAGCAAATCATATTGACTAGCAAATCGTGATTTTATCACTGCGGAAGCACTAACAGCGTGAATGTGTATTTTTCTAGAACCACCTACAACTTTTGCTTTGGCTACAACAGAGCAAGAAATTGGAGATGCGGCAGCAAACACAAGGTATGCTTTTAGGGTATATTGAAATGGGGTATCGATGACTACTATGAAGATGTCGTTGATGAAAGTCACAGCTCCTAGCGTTAATTTATGAATAAGAATAGAGACAGATAATGCCGGTGAACCTAGTGGTACACTAGCAGATGCAAATGCTTATGCTACCATTGCTGTTGGAGATTTAGGGGCAGCATTAGCAGATGAAGTAGTGACATTTGCTGGAGCATTTACTCCTGCTAAATGAACAGTATATCGAGTAGTATTGTTTGCAGGAACATATTGAGCTGAAACAGTTAATGCAGTAAATTATTATAAGATAGGACAATATACAAATCTTACTAACACTAGAATAAATTTATTAGAAAATGCTTGACGAAGTGCGGGTGGTAATACTCTATATACAACATACTACGATGCAGATTGATTATATGATTATGTCTATGCTAAAGCAGATGCAACTTATGATTATACACTTCCTCAAACACAAAGAATAATAAATGACACTTTTGCAATAGGTAGCATACCAACTTATGATAACAGATGATTTACAAAAACTTTGACTGTTGCACAAGGAGAATCGATGTATTTAACTGATACACCTTGAGTATTAGGAACAACTCCTTGAACTGAATTAGTACATATAGGGTATTGTGAATATGTAAACGAATTATTATTAGACACAGAAGTTTATTTACACTCTCGAATAGAAGATGTAGCAAGTAGAGGTGCAGCTGGAACAACATACGGAACAACAATACAAATACTTAGAGAGCAAATAGTATCGATAAGGATGTGAGCGGCAGGAACAATAGGGACAGGGTGAACACACGCAACAGCTTCTTTTGAGGTAAGTTATGATTGAAGCACGCGAACAACAGTCGCTTCACAAACTCAATGAGAAAGTACATCGGAAGCGGTTAAAAATGTTTCATATAATATGCCTAGATGAATGTACATAAGAGGAAATGCAACAGTTAATTCAACAGGGAATGCAAGTGTTAGAGTAATGTATCAAGGATAAACCAAACATAAAATAAACTTTTAACTATTAAATTATTTTAAAAATGTCTAGTATTAATGTATCGTGAGCGGTTTACAAAGCGTGAGAACAAATAAGTGGATGAGGAGTTGTAGCGACAGCGGCAGGA